AACGTGAAGGTAAGAGACGGAATGGTTATCGTCTCTCCTGAAACCATAGAGAGAGCTGTCATTGTATGGGCTAGGCAACTTTTCCATTACAGTGGTGTAACAGCCCCCGAAAGACGACTACCAGGCTTATATAACCTGGCGCGAACTTGGCGGAAAACTTTACTCTGTTCCGGAGCTCCAAATTTATTGAAGCGGCTAAAAATTGCCCTTTTTGCGATTTACTCATACTTGGGGGGGAATCCCTTAAAGACCACTGAGGCTCTTGGCTTACGCGTTCGGTTATCTAACGGACTACCGTATATGATCCCTGCGAGTCATCGTAAACTTATTCGCGATGGTAATCTTATGTGGATCAGAATCTGGGTTTCGATATTTAATATCTACCGGGCCTTTAATGTAAAGGCTCCGGATCCGGAAACTGCCTATAAGACCATCAGGAAACCTCTACCGCAATTTTACCCTAACTTTGAAAAGTTCGAGTACTTTGCGCGATATGTTTTCCCAGAATTAGTCAAGAGACAAGCAAAAATCAATGGTAGAGCCATCGGACAATTTTCCTACTCAACTAAATTGGGTGAGATAATCCGATCGGCCGGTGCCAATCTCAAATCATCTACCTCGCTTTTTTCCATTATCTTGGATGCGAAGGCATGGATGTCTCGACCTAAGGACACAAATCATGTTTTAAACTGGTTTGAGTTGCATGGGGATGCAACTACCGCCGCGTTCATGAGTGCCATAAGTAAAGAACAACATTTCCCTCTGGATAGTGATCTTTTCGATCGAATGATCGATTTGTATCCAGCTCCACCTTTCAAAACTCCGGAAGAACGGAAGAAGTGGGAAACCACTCACCGTGATCCTTTGTTAAGAGAGGTTAAAGAGACTGGAACACTATCGGGATACATTTCCGAAACATGGAAACTAGCGAATGAGGTGAAAAACGCTTCTAAACCAATCCTTGGTAGACTCTTTAATTTCCTCGCCCCGGGCGGCAAACTTAGAACAGTTGCAATATGCGATTACTGGACTCAACTGGCTATGAAACCAGTCCATGAATATCTCTTCACAATCTTGCGGGCCTTAGGAGCAAATGATGCTACCTTCGACCAACAAGGGCGTGTCGACGAATATTGGGCTAGGAATCTGAAGCCACATTGGTCTTTCGACCTTTCTGCAGCAACTGATTCTAT